TGACTACTTACAAGGTACAGGTGCAGGTGCATCAGTAGCAGGACTTAACGGTTCTGAAGGTATCTTCTACGTAGTAGGTAACCGTGGTAACGTATGGGCAGGTGGTAACCCAACTACTCTTGTTGACTTTGATACAGTAATTTCTCGTCTTGATAAGCAGGGTGCTATCGAGGAGAATGTACTATTTGTAAACCGTGACTTCGGATTCGATATCGACGATATGTTGGCTGCTCAGAACTCTTACGGAGCGGGTGGTACTTCATACTGTCTTTTTGATAACGATGAAGAGATGGCGTTGAACCTAGGTTTCTCAGGTTTCCGTAGAGGGGATGACTTCTACAAGACTGATTGGAAATACTTAAACGACCCAACTATGCGTGGTGACTTGTCTCAAGTGGCAGGTAGCGGTGCAGTAAATGGTCTTTTAGTACCTGCAGGTTCTACGACAGTATACGACCAAGTTCTTGGAAAGAACGCGAAGCGTCCATTCCTACACGTTCGTTACAGAGCGTCTGAGACTGAGGACCGTCGTTACAAGTCTTGGATTACAGGTTCTGCAGGAGGAGCGATGACATCTGACATTGATAAGATGCAGGTTAACTTCCTTTCTGAAAGAGCAGTATGTACTCTTGGAGCTAACAACTTCGTTATCTTCAATGCGTAATCTACGCTAGACTAATTATATAAGAAGGGAGGCGCACTCTCGGGTGCGTCTCCTAACTTATTCTTTTATAAAATCTTATTTAATCATGAATCAAAAGAAAGACAAGTATGTCGACAAGACGTACAAACTAACAAGGGATGCAGCACCCTTATCGTTTATGCTGCCTACAAGAAATAGCCGTCGCTCACCACTACTGTGGTTTGATGAAGAACGCGGCGAGAACCGTGCTTTGAGATATGCACGAAATCAAAAGTCACCATTTGAAGACGAGCAGGATGGCAATGCTATTGTCGAGCCTGTAATTTTTGACGATGGATTCCTTCACGTTAATAGGACGAATCAAGTACTTCAAAAGTTTTTAGCTCTACACCCTCTTAACGGAAAGTATTTTGTAGAGATGAATTACGAAAAAGATGCAGTAGACCAAATGGAAAGCTTGAATGTAGAGGTAGATGCTCTTATTGAAGCAAGACAGATGTCTATTACACAGCTTGAAAACATTTGTCGTGTAATGTACGGACGTAATACGGACAAGCTTACTACAGCAGAGATGAAGCGTGATGTATTGGTAGCAGCTAAGAGAGACCCACAGGGGTTCTTAGATATGCTTAAAGACCCTGAATTAGAATATCATTCTAATGTACAGAGGTTCTTTGACGCAGGTTACCTAACGACACGCAAGAATAATTCTGAGGTTTGGTTTAGTACTCCTAACAATAAAAGAAAAATGTTATCCGTTCCTTTTGGGCTTGACGCCGTTCAAGCAGCCGCTTCATTTTTAAAGAGTGATGACGGTATTGAGGCTCTAAAAATGTTAGAGTCTTTACTTGAGCAATAACATTATCTATACTATACAAAAGAGAGGGGCGCAAGCCCTTCTTTTTTGCCCTATCTTTGTATAGATATTTTTTTACTAACCTTCCAAAATTTTTTACATGGAAAAGTTTATCAAAGTAACGGGCATCGCTACGCATGACACGTTACTTCTCCCATGCGTAGCTTATCAAGAGGTAGCTCTTGATACAGTAAGTCCTTTCACTTTTGTTACCTTAACAGTTATGAAAGGAGAAACTGACGCCAATATATTTACTGTAACATTTGACGGCACTACCGACGAAGCTAAATATAAAGCTGCGGTAAATGCATTGCTTGATGACATCTACGATACCGCTAATCAGCAGAGCTATACAGCTCCTATGCTTGAGCGTGCGGCAGATTTCTACGGACCGTTGACTATTACTAACATCGCTCTAGCTTAATACATATCGTCATGAATAACAAAAAATTCCTTACCCTTGCGTATGACGGTATTAACTACCGCATACCTTTGAATAACATTGTTACTGTAGGTACTACCTCAACAACTGTTTTTAACATTCAATATTTAGATACAGTTACAGATGTAGGTACATTAGGTAATACTGCTCTTACAAAGATTGACATTTCTCATGTAGCTGATACTACATCAAATGAGTTTAAGTTGTGGTTTATCGGACAGATGGAAGATATTCTCGGAACTAATTGGAGAGTTACTTCTAAAGCTGTTACACCACCTCTAGCGTTAACAGGCGTTCCTTCATAGGATACAGTCTAATTAATGAAAGAGAGGGGCAATAGCCCCTCTTTTTTTTTCTTTATCTTTGTTGTAGTGAATAGACTATTACTTATACGAGACCAAAATAATAATAGGTACTATGTGCCTATTAACACTTTACAGGAAGTGCGCCGTATTAACGCTACTACCGTAAGGCTATATACTACCATCCTCACTTTCGATGACGTGACAAACCCTGAGGTAGCAACCTACGATTTAGTTGAAGCCGTAGGATTAGGAGCTAGTGATGCTACGCAGCCTCAAGCTGTTATTGATGCATGGTCTACGGCAATCACTTCGGTGAGGGCTGTAACACCTGTTCCTTTACCATCACGTTTAAGTGCCTTTCAACAGACTACTGCTACATGGAAGTAGAGTAGCTTAGAAACCTCACCTCTTTTTTTTCCGTATCTTTGTCTTAAAACAAGGCAATGATTAATACAGTTAGAAATACTGTTCTCTCTGTACTTAATAAGAATAACTACGGATATCTCTCTCCGTCTGATTTTAACTTATTCGCAAAACAAGCGCAGTTAGATATATTCGAGAGTTATTTTTATCAGTACAATCGTCAGTTAAGCAAAGAGAATGCTAGGCTCTCAGGGTCAGGGGTTGCTGATTTAGCAAAGAGTATAGAGGAGTATTTGGATTTATTTTCTATGGTTAAGGGATTGAACTTTAGTTCAGACAATAATTATTTTATGCCGTCTCTTACTACTACAGGAGACGATTACTATTATGTGAATAAAGTTCTTGTCTACAAAACTTTTATTACAAGCGGAGTTACAGATGCGTTTGACGGGGCAGGTAATGTTTTAATAGACACTACGGCCACTTTTACTGCCGACGGGATTGTTCCGGGAGATATAGTTGCTGTACAAACAGCTACCCAAGGAGTCCAATATCTAACAGTTGTAACAGTTACTGACAACAATAATATTACAGTTACAGGAACAGTTCTTTCAGCTGCAGGATTTGGTTATACTATTATTAAAGCAGGGACACAGCAGAATGAAGCGGAGAAAGTAAGCCCAAGTAAAATTACTATGCTTCTGAACTCTATATACACCTCTCCTAGCCTAACATATCCCTCATATACGTCAGGAGAAGAATTACTTTCTTTATACCCTACAAGTATAGGCAACGTCGGTATGGTTACCGCGCAATACTATAGATACCCTAAAACCCCGATGTGGACGTATCAAACTCTTAGCAGCGGAGAGCCGGTCTTTGACCAATCGCTTTCAGACTACCAAGATTTTGAACTGCCTTTAGATGATGAGAGTAATCTTATCATGAAGATATTACAATACGCAGGAGTTTCAATTCGAGAAGCAGATGTTTACAAATTCGCTCAAGATGAAACTCTTGAAGAGAATCAACAAGAAGCATAATGGCATACATCAGTCAATACCAATACTATGAAAATAATGGTGCAAATCCTGAAGACGCTAATTGGGGGTCGTATCAATATGTCTCATTATATGATATAGTTAACAATTTTATGTTAATGTATCAAGGCAATCACAGCCTTGTGAATAACGAAGACAGGTTTAAGATTTTGTTTCACGCTAAACGAGCGGTACAAGAATTAAACTACGACGCTTTTAAGGAAATAAAAGTGCTTGAGTTAAATGTAACGGACCAATATCGTTATGTTCTCCCGTCTGATTATGTTAATTGGGTTAGGATATCTCTATATAAAAATGGATATCTCTATCCCTTATCGGAAAATATTCAAGTAAATTATGCGAAAGCATATTTACAGGACCATAACGATAGAATTTTATTTGACGAAAATGGAAATGCTTTAAGCCCTGAGTTCTCAGATATTGATTACCAAAGAATCTATGGAGGAAAGAAAAGTATTTACCTCAATAGCGGCCACCCGTTTGACGGGTATGAAGGGTACTTTTGGAATGGCCAATGGTATTTCGACACTCCTTTTGGTGGTGGGTGGTATTCATTAAATACAGAAACCGCTAACGCAAATCCTACATTCGCTATAGATAAAACTATGGGGGTTATTAACTTCAGCTCTAACATAGGAGACAATCTCGTTATCCTTGAGTATGTTTCTGATGGGATGGAAAATGGTGATGATTCAAAAATCACTGTTAATAAAATGTTTGAAGACTATATCTATGCGTATATTGAGGCAGCCATCCTTGGGAGTAAACTTGGGGTACAAGAGTATATTGTGCGTAGAGCTACGAAAAGAAAATCAGCGCTTTTAAGAAACGCAAAAATTAGAATTAGTAATATACATCCGGGACGCCTTCTAATGAATATGAGAGGTAAGGATAAGTGGATAAAGTAGAAGAATGAAGACTACAAGGACTTTTACACGAGGCCGTATGAATAAGGAGTTAGACGAGCGTCTAATTCCTGATGGCGAATATATTCATGCAGAAAATATAACCGTCGGCTCTACAGAGCAGGACGAAATGGGTGTAGTAGAAAACGCGAGAGCTAATGAACTTTTAGTTACGCCGCGTCATAATGGCATAGATATTAGTAACCAAGCTTTATGTATAGGTACATTTGCCGATGAGGGGGTTGATGAGGTATATTGGTTTGTTCATGACCCTGCTTTCACGGGTTCAGCAGTGACAGGCAAGCTTGACCTTGTGCTTTCATATAATTCAGCTACGGGAGTTACTACCTATCATCTCGTAAGTATGAATGATGGGGGCGGTGTAAATACTACGTTAAATTTTAACCCCGCCTATCTTATAACAGGGGTAGATAAAATTGACGACCTCTTCTTTTTTACGGACAACTATAATGCGCCCCGCAGAATTAATCTTACTACAGGATACGGAATCCCTGCGGGGGGTATAGACACATTTACTAATGAGGAAATTTTAGTAATAAAGAAACCACCAAGCGAGTCGCCTAAGGTGGAAACTGAAGAAAACCCCAACCTCTCCTCAAACTATATGGAGGAGAGATTTTTGTGTTTTGGGTATAGATGGCGTTATGACGATAATGAGTATTCTGCTACATCTCAATTTTCTAACCCTGCATTTGTTCCTCAAGAGTTTGACTTTAGTGCTGAGAGTTTGCTGAATGAGGGGATGGTCAATAAACATAACAGGGCCAAAATTACTTTCAAGACCGGGAGTGAGTTGGTAAAAGGGATAGACGTTTTATTTAAAGATGGTGCGGACCCTACGATTAAGATTATTGAAAAGTTAGATAAAAATAAGTTGGGTATCCCCGATAATAACGATTACACGATAGATTTCTCTGACAGTAAAATATTCACTGTACTTCCCGAAACAGAGATTTTAAGACTTTACGATAATGTACCGCGTCTTGCCCAAGCCTCTACCATTATGGGCAATAGGCTTATGTATGGAAATTATCTTGAAGGTTATGATTTAAAAGACCTTAATGGTAATCCAACTAGGTTACTTTACCATACTTCAAGACGAAGCCTAACATTTGGTTCAGCCGATTTGGAGGCGCCGGACCTTTCTTTTAGTACTACAACTTATACTATTAATCCTGCAGTTACTACAAATCTAGCAAACTCTACTGCTAACTTTGATTTTTCTAATTTAGCGACTGATGCTTTAGGTAATAGCAATTTCAGTGCCGGAACTACTTTATCCTTTACATTTGAATTGGACCATAGAGCTTTTACTACTGACCCTGCATCCGGGTCAACTCCTGCTCAAGAGAATGTAGATAACGCTCCTTTTACTTTAAATTTTGAGTACACCCTTCCTACGAGCTATACATCGTTAGCCGATGTGATAGCTTCACCTGCGTGGAGTACAGCTATAGGAACGGCTGCTACTATTAAACCTCTTTACAACCCCGGTGGCGAAACTTCTTGCGATGGTACTACGCTTACAGATGACTTTAATTGTGAGCTACAAGACTTAGGAGCTTTTAGTGTATATGCTAGTGGTATAACAGGGGATGGTCAACCTATAGTAACTTCAGTTTCGGGAACGGTACTTTCTTTTTCATTTCCCGCTTTACGTTTAGTAGATGACCCAACAGCTATAACAAAAAGTGTTTATGAGTTGTTTGGTTTAAATTCAATAGGATGCACGATGACTTCTTCTGCAGATAGAGGTAGCTTGCATAGTAATAGAGGTTATGAAACAGCTATTGTTTATATGGATGACTACAATAGGTCTACCACTGCTTTAGTTAGCCCTACGAACACTATCCACGTACCGTGCCGACGTAGTAATAATAAAAACCTAATAAGAGCTACGATACCTACAGGACAGTTAGCTCCTGCGTGGGCTACCCGCTACAAATTTGTTGTAAAGCCTGACAGAGAAAAATTTGACACTATATATTCTAATATTGCGTTTATAGAAGCAGGAACATCTAATAAAGCGTATATCTTATTAGAAGGAGAGAATGCGCAGAAAGTAAAAGAAGGAGATAGGCTTATCGTAAAGCGCGACATGAGCGGAGCTTTAAATACATGCGTCTATGTTACCGTCCTTGAGAAGAAAGCTATCTCAGCAGCAGAGGCTGAAGAAATTGACCCTAACGGATTAATGACATCAGGAACGTACATGGTAATAAAGGATAGTGCTGTAGACTTTGAAATGGATAGCGATTCTGTTGTAGATTTTGGGTGGATAACGGAAGATACTGAGTGCGATAAGTCATTCACTGTTATATGGTATCCTGTAAACTATATAAACGGAAGTACGGGAGAAGACTATACTATTCCTACAAATTCTCGTATAAAGCTAGAGTTTGAGATAGAACGTGAAGGTAGAAAAACCGGAGCGTTATGCGGAAACTATGAGTATGTTTTTAGTGAAACTTTTGTATCTAACAATAACTATGACAATTTTAGAGATTGGTGGGATGACTCTAATATTGGAGGTTCTTTAAATACAGGAAATTGGGGCGATACTGACCCTGCTGAGGAAGGTACGGTTACCTACTTCGATGGTTTAGCTACCGGCTCTTTAAATGGTTCCGGAGCATGTTGCGACCATGATGGCAGTGTAGGCGACTATGGCGGTCAGAGGGCATGGGGTAAGCCTGATAACAATTGCGATATTTATTCTTGGTTACCGTGGATGAGTACAGGCGCCCCGTCAAACATGTATTTTAGATTTATCCGCGAAGGAGGTAGCTCTAACGACCCGTTGTACCTTGGTTTTAGAGGAGGAATGTCGTGCGGCAGTAAGGAGTCCCGCAAAGCTGATTCGAGAATGAGAATTAGAGTAATACGAGCGAATAATCTTTTTGTTTTTGAAACCGAGCCTCAAGATGCTAATCCTGATTTATTTTATGAAGGGTCGCAGTCATACTCTATTGACACTGCTACAGGGCGTCATAACGGTAATGTTCAAAACCAAACAGGTTCACAGCCTGCTATTATAGATTTAGATTTTCGCAACTGTTACTCTTTTGGGAATGGGGTAGAGAGCTACAAAATTAGAGACTCTATCGTGGGGAAAGAATTTCTTTTAGGCAATAGAGCCACAAGCACCGCCGCTAAAGACTTTAAAGAAGTAAGGCGAGGAGCTGATATTACGTATAGCGGAGTATACAACCAAGAGAGCAATGTTAATAAAACCAATGAGTTTAACCTTGGCGTTTTAAATTTTAAACCTCTTGAGCAACTGTTTGGGTCTATTCAAAAAATGTTTGCTAGAGAAACAGACGTCTTAGTTTTACAGCAGAATAAAATTTCTTACGTCCTTGCAGGAAAGAACTTACTCTCTGATGCCGCGGGTGGTGGTACTATAGCTTCTGTCCCTGAAGTTTTAGGAACACAAATCGCGCGTATTGAAACTTATGGCATCTCTGACAATCCCGAAAGTTTTGCTAACTACGGGAAGAGCAGGTATTTCACGGACACAGCGAGGGGAGCGGTTATACAGCTAACGGGGACGGCAGGAGCTAATGAGACTCTTACAGCAATCTCTGATGCTAATATGAGCACTTGGTTTAGAGACGCTTTTAACTCAAGTGTTAATGCTCAAAAACTAGGAGGGTATGACCCCTACTCTGATGAGTATGTTTTAGCTCTTAACAATCGAATGCTCCCTATGACCGACGAATGTTTAGAGTGTGGCCAAGCAATTTCCATTTCTCTTAACGCCTCTAACTCTTATGTCTATAGGTATTGTGTAGATGTAGGGCCAATAGCAGAGAATTTCACAATAGATTATGATTGGAACTTTGTAGGGGCCGGAGAAACTTTT